TGAGGTGCTTGGTTTTGGTGGTCCGGGCAGGCTGTTAAAATCCAGCGGCAGTTTTGACCTGCCCATTATGGCACAGGGCTGATATTTCGGCAAATTCTGTCGGTGTTTTTCCATTGTGAGCCATGTGAGGTCGGCTATCATTATAGTCGCGCCTCCAGGCCTCAGCGAGCTGTCGGGCCTCCATGACAGAGTTGAACCAGTTCACATTCAAAAACTCATCACGCAATGTTCCATTGAAGGATTCAACATGGGCATTGTCGGTTGGTGTTCCAGGCCGCGAGAAGTCCAGTCTGACCTTGTGCGTGTAGGCCCATAGATCAACGATCTGCCCGGTAAATTCGGCGCCGTTATCACAAAACACCGCCTTTGGCGCCCCACGCAGATAGATAAGACGGTTCAGCACAGCTGCCACATGTTCACCTCGAAGTCTGGGCCCGACTTCGATCGCCAGTGCTTCTCTGGTGTACACATCGATCACCGTGAGCAGACGCAGTTTCGAACCACTTGCCAACTGATCATGGACAAAATCCATACTCCACGCTTCATTGGGCCGGGTTGGCTGATAGCGTGCCTGCCGATGCATTGCCATCTTGCGGCGACGGGGCCTCTTGGTCCGTAAACACAGCCCTTCTTCGCGATACAGCCGATAAACGACATTTTTGCCAACCTGCCAGCCTTCGCGTTTCAGCATGATATGGACACGCCGATAACCAAATCGAAGACGTGTCAGGACAATCTCATGCATGCGCTGACGCAATGCCGTGCGTGGATCCAGTCTGAGAACCTTGCGTTGTGTGGAACGATGCTGCTGCGTCAAACGACAGGCCCGGCGCTGGCTGTAACCGTGGACGCCGGTCACATAGTCTACAACCTGTTTCATGAGCGCCGGTCGGGAAATTTTTTTGAAAGAACGTCCTGTAAAACAGCCTTGTCGAGGCTGAGTTCGGCCACCAGTTTCTTCAACCGGGCGTTCTCTTCCACGACCTGCTTCAACTCCCGAACCTGATCGGACTCAAGGCCGGCATATTGCTTCTTCCATCGATAATAGGTCATCTCGGATATGCCGAGCTGACGGAGCAGATCTGCGACAGGCAAGCCCAGCTCTACCTGCTTCAACGCCGCGACGATCTGCTCCGTCGAATACCGTCTCTTCTTCATGGCAAATTCTCCTTCTCAATTCGGGAAAATCCACCGGAAAACTAACATTAAACCCGGACCATTTTAACAGGGGCACGTCAGGTGAGAAGACACAAAAAGATTGGCCCGCCGTGTGCGGGCCTTTTTATTGGGCGCTCTATGCCCCCCGGTCTACGACCGGGTAACTATTCCAGCGCCGTTTCTCCTCCGGCTGCTGGTTCGGCGGGTTGAGCCTATTGCGGTAGGCTCCCCGCCGATTGTGTTTTACCGGTATCGACTGTTGCGGCCCTTCATGAGCATACAGGCGACGAATGCAACCAGACCAACAGAAGCCCATGCGGATGCTGTGCCGGGATTTTCTCGTGCGTACTGAACAGCACGCTGGCTATGTTCACGCGCGCCTTCGGCGAGCACATTCACAGCGTCTTTCGTGGACGCAAGGGCGTCGTCGGTTGCGCCGGATAGATTGCCGAGATGATCTGACAGTCGGGACGATAGGCTGCTGATTTCCTTGCGCAGTGCGTCGATCTGTTCGGAAAGCATGCCTTCGGTGGTCTGAGCCATTTCATTCTCCTTTTGAATTGCCAAACCGAAACGGCGAAGAGTAATGAATTGTTCCACCCTTATGCAGGTTTTGAGTAACTACTAAGCGGCCATCTCCCGGCAAGTTGCAGCGCAGAGATCACAAGCGGCCACGCATTCGTCCATCCCATCCAAGTCTTCGCAGCTCTTGGAACAGGCCTCACATATTTCAGCACAGGCTTTGCACACCGCCTGATGCAAAGGCGTCCTCAAAAGCATGATATGGGCGCACGTCCTACATATCTCAGCGCAGGCGAGCATTGTTCGGAAATGCACGGGCTCAACGTGCTCACCACCTTCCTCAAGACAATGGGTAGACGCCATCCCGAGGCACGTTTGATAACAAGCAAGGCATGCTTCAATGCAGGCTTTCATCTCTGTGCTGTTCATGACGTCTTCTCCCTTTGCTGATTATATGATGTCCATTAATGGTGATGGGCGTGTTCCTCGTTCTGCTTGCGTGTTGCGGCTGCCTTCTTCGCAGAGGCGGAGCGTTCCGCAGCGCTTCTGGAGGCAGCTGCTTCACCGCCCTTCTTCCCGCCCTTATGTGCAGCGGGATTGCCTGTAGATTTGCCGCGACCTGAGCCGCCAGGCTTGTTGCCACCACCATCGTCCTTATTCACAGTAGCCCAAGCACGGCGTTCAGCTTCCTTAGCTGATACGCCTTTCTTTTCGTATCCTTCGGCGATGTGATCTGCTTTGCGTTCTTGCTTATCAGTGTATTTGGATTTGTCACCGCGTGGCATATCTTCCTCCTATTCAGGTTTGGATTTCTGACCAATCGATGTGTCCCTTCAGGGATGCAGAACTAACGCGGGGACAATGAAAAATGTTCCTTGGCATAGGGACGAGAACCCCACATGTCAGCACCTTCTCGGCCTTGGCTGCGGCTATATCGAACCGCACGTTGGCAACGCTTACGTGAGCGGCAACTGACTGCGCATCCTCTGTGCGCCTACTGCATGCAGCAAGAGGACGTCACACCGGCCACGATATGTGACCACATTATTGCGCATAAAGGCGATGAGGATCTGTTCTGGGATGCAGATAACCTGCAATCACTTTGCAAGCCCTGCCATGACCGTATCAAGCAACGTGAAGAGCTCGGGCAGGGTGTCGTTCGTTTCGGACCGGACGGGTGGCCGGTCAGATGACCACCCGGGGGGCGTCGAAAAGTCCGAACGCGCGGCAGTCCCGGACCGGCGAGGACCCACAGCGCACGCATCTCCAATTCAAAATATGACCCCACAAGGATTTCATTCCATGGCAATGCCGAGAAATCCCCTCGGCAAGGCCAAAGTCGAGGGGCGAGACAAAACGCATGCCGGTCGGTACAAAAACCGCGCAGATCCAGCCGCAAACGGCCCGCTTGGCGCTCCTCCCGTCTGGTTGAAGGACAGCGCCGATATCAAGGCGAAGTCAGCCTGGAAGCTTTTCGCGAAAGAGCTGCCGTGGCTGAATGAGTCACACCGTACGCTGGTCGGCATGGCCGCCACAATTCAGGGCCGCATCATGGCCGGGCAGGAAGTTGGCGTGCAGGCGATGAACCTGCTCCGCCAGATGCTTGGCCAGATGGGTGCGACACCTGCTGATGCCTCCAAGGTGGCGACGCCCGACGAGGGCGAAGAAAAGGATGATCTGCTTGACTGATATGCCTGCGCTTGAGCGTGTGAGCGCTTATGCGCAAGCTGTCATTGATGGCAAAGAAGTCGCTGGCCCTCACGTTCGCAATGCCTGCCGCCGCCATTTCGATGACCTCGAACATGGTCACGAGCGCGGGCTTTACTGGGACGACGATGCTGCTGACCGCGTGTTTCGGTTCTTTGAAGGTAGGCTAAAGCTCTCCGAAGGCCAGTTTGAAGGCAAGCCTTTCAAGCTGCATGCCTCGCAGGCATTTAAGCTTGGTTCGCTGTTCGGCTGGAAACGTGCCGACGGTTCGCGACGCTTTCGTCGCGCTTACATCGAGGAAGGCAAGGGTAACGGCAAGTCGCCCTTTGCTGGCGGTGTCGGTCTGTACGGTCTGATAGCCGACAAGGAAGCTGGCGCGCAGATTTATGCTGCGGCTGCCAAGAAAGAACAGGCGGGCATCCTTTTCCAGGACGCCGTCAAAATGGTGCGCGCCGCTCCTGCTCTGGTTGAACGGTTGAAGTTCAGCGGCGGTATCGGGCGCGAGTTCAATATTGCACATCACAAATCGCAATCGTTTTTTCGCCCGATCTCAAAGGATTCTGGCAAGTCCGGCTCGGGTCCGCGACCGCACTTTGCGCTCTGCGACGAGGTGCACGAACATCCTGACCGCTCGACGATGGAAATGCTGGAGCGCGGCTTCAAGTTTCGTCGTCAACCGCTGCTGTTGATGATTACGAACTCAGGCAGTGATCGAAACAGCATTTGCTGGGAAGAGCACGAACACGCCGTCAAGGTGGCTGCTGGTACCCAAACGCCAGACGAAGACTTTGCCTATGTCGGCGAGGTGATCGACGACACGACGTTTTCCTACGTCTGTGCGCTGGACAAGGGCGACGATCCCCTCAAGGACGGAACCTGTTGGAAGAAGGCCAATCCGCTTCTCGGCGTTATCCTGACGCAGGAGTATCTGGCCGGTGTTGTTGCTCAGGCAAAGCAAATGCCGGGCAAGTTGAACGGCATTCTTCGCCTACATTTCTGCTGCTGGACCGATGCCGATAAGGCATGGATGCCACGCGAGACCGTCGAAAGCGTAATGGATGACTTCGACCCCGAAGTCGAACACGCCGACAAGCCGGTTTTCATGGGCGTCGACCTGTCCGGCAGCAAGGACATGACCGTGCTTGCATGCGTGGTCCCGACTGGATTCAAGGAAATGGAGCGGGAAGACGGATCTACCGTTAATCTGCCGACATTTGATGCGTGGGTGGAGGCTTGGACGCCAGCTGATACGCTGGAAGCGCGAGAACAAGCTGACAAGGCGCCATATGCGCTTTGGGTAAAACAGGGCTGGTTGAATGCCCCACCGGGCAAGCGAATTCGATATGATTTCGTAGCCTCGAGGGTCCAGCAAATCGATCAGGCCTTTGACATCAAGGCCATCGCATATGACCGCTACGCCTACGACAAGTTCCGCGAGGAAGTCGAAGCGTTGGGTTTGGACATTGAACATGTCGCACACCCACAGGGCGGCAAGGTTCGGGCTCGGCCTGAGCCTGCAAAGGTAGAAGCGGCGAAAGCTGCTGGCTTACCGCCGCCACAAGGTTTGTGGATGCCGGGTTCTGTTCTGGCTCTCGAGGACATGATCATCGACGGTCGCATTCGAATGCGACGCAATCCGGTGCTCATGACCGCCCTGATGGGCGCTGCCTTCGACCACGACCCGCAAGACAACCGGTGGTTCGTCAAAACGAAGGCCTCGGTACGCATCGACGCTGCTGTCGCTCTGGCAATGGCGGTTGGTGTGGCGATAGACGGGGCGGTTACGCCGAAAGAGTCCGTCTACAAGAAGCGCGGCATCCGAATGGCCGGCTAATCGGAACAAGGAAAGATATGGGTATTTTAGACCTGTTCCGGTCCAAACCGGAGGCAGCGCCTTCGGTCGCGCCGAAACGAGCTCCGCGAGCTGACTGGCAATATTTCGACGGCTTGGATGATCCAAGGCTGGCCGCATTTATTGGCGGCGGTGCAGAAACCGCAAGCGGCATGGCGGTAACGCCAAAGGCTGCTCTATTCAACACAACGGTTTTTCGCTGTGTCGACCTCATCTCAGGCAGCATCGGGATGCTGCCATTTTACTTGATGTACAAGGACGGGAAGGGGCGACTTCACCCAGCCGATGATCATACTCTGTTTGATGTTCTTCTTACGCAGCCGAATAACTGGCAGACGGCGTATGAATTCCGTCGGCAGCTGCAGTCACATGCACTGACCTACGGCAATGCTTTCGCTCGTATTGTTCGAAGCGGCAAGCGTGTGGTGGCTTTGCAGCCACTGCACCCGACCAATGTCACCGTCGAGCAGAAAGACGATCTGACTGTCATCTACAAGGTCGTCTTGAAGGGCGGTCGATATGTCGAACTACCCCAGTCGGAGGTTTTCCATCTCCGCGACATGACGGACGATGGCGTTATCGGTCTTTCTCGTGTCCAGCAGGCAAAAGAGGCAATCGGCCTTGCCATGCAGACCGAAAAAGCCGCAGCTCGCCTGTTCAAGAACGGGACGATGGTTGGCGGTGCGCTCACGCACCCCGGCAAACTCGGTGACGACGAGTTTGAAAACCTCGACGCCAGCCTCAAGGATAAGTTCTCCGGTGCGGAAAATGCGCATAAGTGGCTTATTCTGGAAGAAGGCATGAAGGCCGAGCCGTTCTCGCAGACGGCAAGAGACAGCCAGCAGATTGAAACACGAAATCATCAGATTGAGGAAGTTGCGCGCGCTTTTGGTGTGCCGCGGCCTCTTCTGATGATGGATGACACGTCATGGGGCAGTGGCATTGAAACCCTCGGCCAGTTTTTCGTTCGTTATGGACTGGCACCGTGGTTCATCGCTTGGGAGCAGGCGGTTTCTCGGTGCCTGCTGACCCGCGAAGAGCGTCGATCGTATCAGGCTGATTTCGATGAGCGCGAATTGCTTCGTGGTTCGATTAAAGATCAGGCCGAATTCCTCGCGAAAGCCTTGGGTTCGGGTGGCTCCAGACCGTGGATGTCACAGAATGAAGCTCGCGATTATGTGGGCTTGAGCCAGAGCGACGATCCGGACGCGGACAGCCTCAAAAATCCAATGACGCAGCCAGAAACTGGCCGCACTCCTTCAGGAACACGCAATGAGCCTTAACAGAACGCCGGTTGCAGCCGTTGCGCGACCGAAGTCGTATCAGTGGGATGTGCCTCTCTCCGCCTTGGAGCGGTGGGAGAGTGCTCCCCAAGCGGCAGAAGCAGACGATCCGAACACTATTTCGATCTTTGATGTGATCGGCGAAGATTATTGGGGCGGAGGCGGGTTTACGGCCAAGCGAGCCGCTGCAGCTCTTCGATCTATCGGGAAAAACCCGGTCACTGTGAACGTGAATTCGCCAGGCGGCGACATGTTCGAAGGGCTGGCGATTTACAATCTCCTCGCAAGCCATCCCGGCGAAGTCACTGTCAATGTGATGGGTTATGCGGCGTCTGCGGCATCGATCATCGCTATGGCCGGGGACAGGGTGATCATGTCGACCGGCTCGATGATGATGATCCACCGAGCGTGGGGGCCCGCCGTCGGCAATACGCATGATTTCGCTGATGCTGCGGCGCTGTTCCAGTCTTTCGATAGTTCGATGGCAGATATCTACGCTGCCCGCACAGGACTGGCGCAAGACGTCGTACTTTCTCTGTTGGATGGCCCGTCAAAGGCGTCGGACGGCACTTGGCTTTCAGCTGATGAGGCCATCGAAAAGGGCTTTGCGGACGAGAAGGGCGCCGGAACTGCTAAGCCCGACGCAAAGGCCGAACTTCCCGCACATATTGCAGCGATGCGCCGAATTGACCGGGCATTGGCTGCCGCAGGTGAGACGCGCCGTTCGCGTACTCAACTTCTCCATGAAATTCGAGGCGAGCGCGATGCCGCCGAGAACGCCACGCGCGACGCTGGCAAGACCAGAGCCAAAGACATGACCGGCATCAAGGCCGCTCTTGTCAGCACAACCAATATTCTTTCCAAGGGATAACCACATGGAACCCGATGAAATCAAGGCGCTTATTGAAGCGCAGGGCCGCGCATTTGAAGCGTTCAAGGCAGAACACAGCGCAGCTCTTAATGACGTAAAGAAGGGCACGGAAGATGTCGTTCGCACCGAAAAGGTCGATCGCATCAATGCCACTGTCAGTGATCTCCAGGCTGCTCTCGATGAGCAGGCGCAGAAGCTGGCAGCTCTCCAGACCGCTGGTGCCTCGCACCCGGATCGCGATATCAAGAACGCCGAATACACCAAGGCGTTTGACCGCTTCTTCCGCAAGGGCGATGAGGCAAGCATTGACGCATTCATTCAGGCCAACCCACAGGCCGCGATGAGCGTCGCAGTTCCAGAAGATGGCGGCTATACTGCGCCGACCGAATGGGATCGCACCATTACCGACAAGCTGAAGATCGTTTCTCCGATGCGCGGTATCGCTTCGGTCATTCAGATTTCTGGTAACGGCTTCTCCAAGCTCTACAACGACCGCGCAACCGCGTCGGGTTGGGTAGGTGAATCCGCTGCGCGTCCTGAAACCCCGGCTGCAAAGTTCGCCGAGGTGAAGTTCAATACCGGCGAAATCTACGCCAATCCTGCGGCAACGCAGCGCTTGCTGGATGATTCCGAAATCAACCTCGAAAACTGGCTTGCCGGTGAAGTCGAGACTGAGTTCGCGTATCAGGAAGGTATTGCGTTCGTTTCCGGCAACGGCACCGACAAGCCCAAGGGCCTGCTGACCTATACGGCGGCGAATTCACATCCTTGGGGCGCGATCCCGACCGTGAATAGCGGCGACGCAGCCGGTCTTACGACCGACGGCCTCATTGATCTGGTTTGTGACCTGCCGAGCGAGCGTACTCCGAATGCGCGGTTTACTATGAACCGCAAGACGCAGGGCGCCATCCGTAAGCTGAAGGACGGTCAGGGCAATTACATCTGGCAGCCGGGGCTTGTTTCTGGCCAGCCTGCAACGATCCTTGGCTTCCCGGTCAGCGAGCTCGCTGCAATGCCGGACATCGCCGCTGACGCCATCCCGGTTGTCTTCGGTGATTTCCAGCGCGGCTATCTCGTGGTTGACCGTATGGGTATTCGCATTCTTCGCGATCCGTACACCAACAAGCCTTTCGTGCAGTTCTACACCACGAAGCGCGTGGGCGGCGGTGTGACTGATCCGACGGCTCTGCGTTACCACAAGATCGCAGCTGCTTAACAATACAAGGGCGCCTTCGGGCGCCCTTCATACAGGAGGTGCCGATGGAAGTGCGTGTTGCGAAGGCATTCAAGGCGGTGCCTGAAGGCGAGGTTTATCCGCGCCAGTTTGAGGTTGGCGATACCGTGACTGGTCGCATGGCCGAGGTTGCGCGAACGCTGGGCTGTGTCGCAGATGAGCCTGCTAAGAAGAAGGGCTTCGACCGTGGCGGTGGATCTTGATCGGCTAAAGCGACATCTTCGAATTGAATTCGATGATGAGGATACGGAGCTAGAGGGCTGTCTGGCCGCCGCTCGAGGGTCTGCGTTGCGCTATATGAACCGCGACGCCGTACCCGCAGGTGCCGAAGCCGAGGTGGATGCGGCTGTCCTGCTTATTGCGGGAGACGTCTATGAGAACCGCGAGCGACAATCGACTGTTGAACTGTTCGAAAACAGGTCAGCGCGCTGGCTCCTTGATCCGTATAGGCTGTTGAGGGTTTGACACCTAACGGTCTGATAAACAACTAACAAAAGTTTTTAACAATTCTATACCTCCGTCGGTTGACATAGGTCCAACTCCCAAAAAAAGCTCAGCGTCTGAACCACCCCGGACACGGATGCCGAAAGCGTTTGAAGACGCAATAGAACGGGCTTCATCTACCGTCACTTGAGCGTGAATGTTGGTATAAATTCCTTGAACGGCCCGCTCGCAGCGATCAGATATATCAATTATTACGTCTTCGTCTTGACCGATTACAAGTTCTGCTAGCGGGAACTCAACAAGCTGCTGCTCTCGGCCTTGGCTCTCGATGACAGCATATACATAGAAGAAATTCGGCTTGGCGAAACCTAGTAACATCTTATGATGCCCGAAAATGTTGTCGCGTTCACCCCTGACATACATCGTGTTTTCCATCGCATGGATGGACCAATTAGTTTTTGTTTGGCCGCCTGTAACGACGCCAATTTTTTCGAGCTTCTCTAGTTCAATTAGATCTATTCGATCATGTGGAGTGGCAGCTGAAAGTTCGAGAAATTCGGAGCCGATGCCCATGTCCTGTACAAATCTAGCAATCTTTGCGGATAAAATTTGTGAATGAGCCAGGTTCTCCGGTGACGGCACCAGAAACGAAAACTGATGGACGCCAAATTTTGAATCGGTGTCGAGAAAACGTAGCCTACCACCAAGGTAAACAAGGGTGGCAGCACTCATGCATTGACCAGGTAATCTCTTACGCGGCAAAATAAACTGGTCACCGGGAGCAGGATCAAGCAGATACTGACCGACAACTGTCGAAAACCAACTTTCTCGAATTGTTCGACCAATGTTCAACGCTGCTTCTACGTCTCCCCCGCCTGAGTTTATGTATACATTTGTGCGCGGAGGCACTTCTGACCTGGCCAGAAATTCGATGAAGCGTTCATCATCACCTGGCATTATTCGGCCGAATGCGTTGATGCAACGAAAGCCGCCGAAAAGCGTCTCGATTTCGGTCTGAGGCGGAGTGTATTCAAATTGCAAAGCGCAAACTCACTTGAAGTATGCTTCAGCTTCACGCCAATGCACGCGCAATCTCAGAATGCGACCTACAAAATCCGCTAAGATGAAATGTGAATTCATTTCTATGCCCCCATAGTCGTTAAGAGAAGCTGCAATATCGCTCGATAAAATTCAATCCCTCAAGTCAGAACGGGAACCATGCCCTGGCTCCACTTCACAGCCACCTACGACTTCATCCCAAAGCCTGCAGTGACCATCCGCTATCCAGCAGGTTACGTCGGGCTAGTGACCACGCCTTGCGCTAACCGCGCCATTGCCGCTGGCATAGCCGAGCGGCTTCCAACCCCTACAAAAGACGAGGCCGAAGCATGGCGAAGCGCGCAGGTGCCGGCAGCCTAAACTGCCGTTTAACGTTTCAGGTTCGGCAGGACGTAGACGATGGGTTTGGCGGTACTCGCGGTGAATGGGTTGACCAGTTCACCGTGCCGGGAAGGCTGGAACCACGTTACGGCAGCAATGTCGAAAGCGTCATGGCCGCGAGAATGCGGTCCATGCAGCCCTATAACCTGACGATCCGTGGCAGCGAACAGGCACGGCAGATTACGGCGTCGTGGCGGGCTTATGATGCTCGGGCTGGCCTCACCGGCGGAAAGCCGAACCGGGTTTTCGGAATCAAGACCGTCGTCAATCCTGACGAGCGCGGCGCTTACTTGGAAATGCTTGTTGTTGAAGGCGAGGAAACTTGATGGCGGTTAAGATTAAGGGTCTCGACCGCTTACAGATCAAGCTAGCTAAGTTCCCAGAAGTGGCTGAAAAACTCGTTAGAGCGGCGATGGAGCAAGGCGCTCAGGAAATCGTCAAGATGATGCAAAACCTGGTTCCCGTCGATGATGGTGAACTGATGGAAAGCATCGGCTGGACGTGGGGTAAAGCTCCAAAATACAGCCAGCGCATTGGCAGCGTAAAGTCGAATGACGGCAAGCTGACAATCACGATTTACGCCGGCAATTCCAAAGTGCGTTACGCGCATCTGGTCGAGTTCGGCAGCGCTCCGCACGTGAATGGCGGCATGTATCCCGGCACTTTTAATCCCGGCGCCAAGGCGCAGCCGTTTTTCTACGTTTCTTGGCGAGCCAAGCGACGTAGCGCTAGGGCCCGAGTGTCTCGCGCTATCACCAAGGCAGCCAAACAAATTGCGGCGGATCGCTAATGGACCCGGTTTTAGAGCTTCAGGGCGCGATCATTCAGCGCCTACGCAGCTATCCGGCGCTTGTCTCGCTTATTGGCCAGCGCAGCTACGATAATCCACCAACGAATGATCAAGGGCTGGTTTCCCCCTCAATTTTCCCCTACGTCAGCATCGGCGCATCAAGTGCTCAACAGGCAGACGCCGATTGCATCTATGCTGACGATGTCATTTTCCAGCTGGATGTCTGGTCGATCGAGCCCGCCAAGAAGCAGATGCGCGACGTCGCTAACGCCGTGCGGCTCGCAACACGAGGATGGGAACCAGTTCTGACGGCCAACGCCCTCGTGACATTCGAATATTCGCGAACTGACTACATCAAGGACGGCGCAATCAACCACGCGTCGATCCGCTACACGGCGATTATCGAGCAGCCTTAAGGCCTCCACGCCGATCACCCCGAAAACAATTAATGGCCGCCCTTTGGGTGGCCTTTTTAGTATGGAGGCCGCATTGGCCCAAGCTACCACGATCAAAGGCGGCAAGGTCCGCGTCAAGATCGGTAACGGCGCTACGCCGATTGTTTATACTTCGCCCTGCGGGTTCACGCAGCGATCGATTACGCTAACAAAGAACCTCAATGAAGTTTCCATTCCGGATTGTGAAAATCCTGACAAGGTGGACTGGATTGGACGTGACGCCGCATCACTTTCGATGAGTATTAGCGGTGAAGGCGTTCTGGCTTCTGAATCTGTCGAGGATTGGCTTGATGCTGGTGAAAGTATCGACTCCATTCCAGTACAGGTTGAGATAGAGTTTCCAGCCACGACATACACCTATACCGGCAAAATGCACGCCGAGAGCCTCGAAATCGGCGCCAACAACGGCGAGCGTGCCACACTTAATGTGTCGCTGCAGTCGGATGGTGAAATGGTCCGCACCTCCGCTCCGACGGCCCCATAATGAGCAGAGACGCTAAAGTTGAACTCGACTGGGCGGATGGTACTTATACCTTCCGCCTCGGATGGGGTGAATTGGAAGCGCTGCAGGAAGCCTGCGACGCTGGCCCTTGGGTTATTCTGGAGCGGCTATTCACCAAACAGTGCCGGGTTGGCGATATTGCCCACGTTATCCGGCAGGGATTGATTGGTGGAGGCTTGGAGCCGACTGCCGCCACGAAGCTTGTGCGAACCTATATCGAAAAACGCCCGCCAGCTGAGAATGTCGTCTTCGCGACAGTCATTTTGCAGGCTGGCATTCAAGGCGTGCCAGAGGAACCGGTGGGGGAGCAAACGGCGGCAAATCAGACGGAGAGCAACTTGACAGTCTCCCCAACGGAAAAGTCAGATTTGCCGCGGTCTACGGCAACGGTGCGGCGCTCGGCTTCACGCCGCAAGAGGTAAGGCGCATGTCCATGTGGCAGTTCATGGCTGCCGTTGATGGATATGTGACGGCGAACTCGACCGACGATGGCGGCTTGAGCCAGAAGGAAAAAGAAGAGCTTTGGGAGTGGGTGAACGAGGGGTAGAGACAGCAACGGGCGATGAATAGTCAGGGAGCGACTATCAACATCAAATAGGCTACAAAAATGACCAAATGCGACAATCCGGTAAGCAAAGTGGTGCGTCCGGTTCCGAAGCTTACTACGCTCATTGCTAAGGCCATAAGAATTAGAACAATGTCTCCATGTTCAAGCCCCAACGTCAAGGGACGAGATACAACGAGACTGGCTACAGCCACGGCCGGTATCGTCAAGCCGATAGTGGCGCATGCTGATCCAAGAGCAATGTTGAGGCCGCGTTGAAGCTGATTGTTTAGCGATGCCTTGATGGCCGAAATTGCCTCGGGTAGCAGTATGACTAGTGCAATCATGGCGCCGATGATCGCGTCTTTTTGTGGAACTTCGAAATAAGCCAATCCGTCTTCAACTCCAGATGCGACGAATTCGGTTAGCAACACGATTCCTATTAGTCCGCCGAATAAGAAGAGAAGGTGGGAAAGTATACTGGAATCTGTTCTGTGATTGTCATGATGTTGTGCGGTGTCGACCTGGATGAAGTCGTCTTTTTGCCCCTTGCTCTGCGCAAATAAAAAACATGCGTAGAGGAGAAATGAAAGTACGGCCACGAACATCAGCTGCACGGGCGTGAACGTTCCGGAATCGACCGATAGGGTATAGTTGGGCAAAATCATCGTTAGGCCCGTCAAGGCAATTAAGACGGACAGAAACGCGCTCGTACCTTGCGTTTTAAGTTCTTGCCTCTTGTGGCGGACGGCGCCAAGGGTAATTGCAAGCCCCACCACCCCTGTACAGACGATCATTACAGTCGAGAAGACGGATTCACGAGCTAGGGTTGGATTGTTATCGCCGTGCAACATCATTGATAAAATAATGGAGACTTCGATACATGTGACCGCCAATGTTAGGATCAATATCCCATAAGGTTCACCAACTCGATGCGCGATATACTCAGCGTGATGCAGAACCGCAAATATTGTGCAGATAACAAGCGCTGAAGCGGCAGCCTCTATTAGTACAAGAAGAATAAGATTTGTTTCTATTAAAGTAGATTTTACAAATAATAAGGCAATCGCGAGAATAAAGCTTGCTAGTGGGATGATTTTAACTGGTGAAAGGACGTCAGAACGCACGAATTTGCCCCGGTTAATTTGGGATGATTTTGGCATGCATTGATCCTATGCCGATCCAAGACGGCGAA